ATGATGAGCAGAAATGCAAACCAATTCCAGAGGGTTATCATGTGATGCCAGATGGTATGCTGATGAAAGGTAAGAAACACAGTGTAAAAGAAGGTGCAGCATGGACAAAGAAAGCAGGAAAAAATAAAGAAGGTGGTTTAAATGAGAAAGGGAGAAAGTCTTATGAGAGAGACAATCCTGGTTCTGACTTAAAAGCACCAAGCAAGAAGAAAGGTAATAAGCGAAGAGCAAGTTTCTGTGCTAGAATGAAAGGTATGAAGAAGAAGTTGACAAGTGCGAAGACTGCTAGGGATCCTGACAGTCGTATAAACAAGTCACTTCGTGCTTGGAACTGTTAATTATAGGAGACTAAATATGTCTAGAGTTCAAGAATTGCAAGCAGAACTTAGAGTTCTGGAAGCATTTAATGAAACAACTCGTGCAACTATTCTACGCTCTATGCTAGAATACGAAATCAAAGCAGAGGAAAAGTCTCATGTCAACAGTTTGCGAAGACCGATTAGATCCTGATTGGAAGGATTACGAAGGTGTGATAGGATATGATCCTATGACCCACAAGTTCCATGTTCAATTGAATCACCACTCACATTGGTTTGATGACAAGAAATCTGCAAGAAGATATTTAAAAGATAATAAATGATTTGTGAAATTTATGATGATAAGTTTGATGCAAAATACTTGCACGAACTTTATGATTTAGTACAGAATAAGTTAAGATATAGAGCTTCTAATGTAGCGAACTCACATACGTGGCCATACCACCAACAAGGTAGTCACAGACTTTTTGGTTCGACAATTTTCAGTAGGAGTCATCCTAATTTTATAGACTATGTTGACAATGTACATGCTAAAAATTTTTATAGCATGTTTGAGTTTCTATGTGAATTGATAAATGTCAATACTAGAAATGTCTACTTAAAGAGAATAGATGTCAATCTACAACACTCTGGATGTGATGGGTCATTACATATAGATTCTGAAGGTCCTACAGATAAGTCTGGTCATACTATAATGGTAATGCCTAATCCAGTATGGAAAGATGAGTGGGGTGGTAAGTTCCAAATCTTTAATGAAGATAAGACTGAAATGTTAGAAGAACATGATTATGTGCCAGGTAGAATAATTATCTTCCCATCCCATTTACCACATAGAGGATTAGGTCCTATGGAACCCCATCTCTATAGATACAGTATAGTATTCGGAGTAGTATTCTAATGTCAACCGATGCATATCTAGGCAACCCCAATCTTAAAAAAGTTGGGACTGCAATTAATTTTACTCAGCATCAAGTACAGGAATACCTCAAGTGCAAAGAGGATCCTGTATATTTTGCTAGGAATTATATTAAGATTATATCTCTTGATGAAGGTATAGTCCCTTTTAAGATGTGGGATTTTCAAGAAGAACTTATAGAATCATTTCACGAACATAGATTTAATATAGCAAAACTACCAAGACAGACTGGTAAGTCTACTACTTGCGTATCATACCTTTTACACTATATACTTTTTAATGATAACGTTAACGTTGGTATTCTTGCTAACAAGTTATCTACTGCTAGAGATTTACTTGGTAGATTACAACTAGCATACGAACAATTACCTCTTTGGATACAACAAGGTATTGTCGTTTATAACAAAGGAAGTATGGAGTTAGAGAATGGATCAAAGATTCTCGCTGCATCTACTTCAGCATCTGCTGTCCGAGGTATGTCGTTCAACATCATCTTCCTCGATGAGTTTGCGTTTATACCTAACCATATTGCAGAACAATTCTTTAGTTCCGTTTATCCTACTATTACTTCTGGTACATCCACAAAAGTCATCATTATTTCCACACCAAATGGAATGAACCATTTCTATAAGTTATGGGTAGATGCACAGAAAGGTAGAAATGGATATGCTTGGTCTGAAGTACATTGGTCAAAAGTGCCAGGTAGAGATGCGAAGTGGAAAGAGACAACTATTGCTAATACATCTGAACGACAGTTCACACAGGAGTTTGAGTGTGAATTCTTAGGATCTGTTGATACTCTAATCACTGCATCTAAACTTAGAACACTGACCTATGACGATATTTTAACAACAAATGGATCTCTCGACATATATGAAAATCCTATATCTAACCATGATTATATTATATGTGTGGACGTATCTCGTGGTCTCGCACAGGATTACTCTGCCTTTGTGGTGATAGATATTACTCACGCACCATGGAGATTAGTAGCAAAGTATAGAGATAAGAATGTTAGACCAATGCTATTTCCTAACGTTATCTACAACGTCGCAACAAATTATAATAAAGCACATGTATTGATAGAGGTCAATGATATAGGAGAAGCAGTTGCTTCAAGTTTATTTTACGATATAGAATATGAAAATGTATTGATGTGTGCTATGCGTGGTAGAGCAGGGCAAATAGTTGGACAGGGATTCTCAGGTAACAAAACACAGATGGGTGTGAAGATGAGTAAGACTGTCAAAGCACAAGGATGTTCAAACCTCAAGACATTAATAGAAGATGATAAGTTACTTGTTAAGGATTATAACATCGTAGCAGAGTTGACTACATTCATACAAAATAAGCAATCATTTGAAGCAGATGAAGGGTATAATGATGATCTTGTAATGTGTTTGGTTATCTTTGCTTGGTTAGTGCAACAGGAATATTTTAAAGAATTAACAGATCAAGACATTAGAAGAAGGATATATGAAGAGCAAAAGAACCAGATAGAACAAGATATGGCACCATTTGGTTTTATAGTGGATGGGTTAGAAGATGAAACTATAGTTGATGATAGTGGAACTGTTTGGAGTATTGATATGAACGAGTCAGATCAGGAGAAATGGAAGTTAGATGAGTATGGTGACCGTAGTTATATGTGGGACTATAAGTAAAGAAAGACCTTTTTCTAAATAATATTAGACAAAAATTAATTTATCTGACGGAGTAATCGCATGGCAAGCACGCTTCTATCTCCAGGAGTTGAGATCCAAGAAAGGGATTTAACACTTGGGTCGATTGAGACGGTTGAAGTAAACGTAGGTGCAATAGCAGGAGCATTTAGTAAAGGACCTGTTTTAACACCTGTACGTATATCCACCGAAGCTCAACTAATAGAAATATTCGGAGAACCAGCAGAGGGCAATGCAACTAGTTGGTGGACTGCAGCAAGTTTTCTACAGTACGGTGGAGTACTAGACGTTGTTCGTGTAGCAACAAGTGGACAGTTAACAGCATCTGATGATTCTGTAACTTCCCCATATCTTCTTTCCATTCCAACGAAAGATGTATACGAGGCAACATACTACAGTGCAACAGCTAACCCATTCAAATGGGCATCTGTTAATCCTGGCGTAGAATCAAACGCAGTAAGAGTTGGTGTAATAGACAAAGGTGCTGATGTAACGTTAACCCTTGACGGTGCATTATCAGTAACAACAGTAGGTACACAAGTACAAACTACAAGTGGTAACGCTGGCGGTGCCAAGTCAGGTTACATTTACGCATGGGATTCAGCAAGCAATAAGGTTTCTCTTATTACTTCTGACACATGGACAACTACCGATCAGATTGAAAATGGTGTTACTGACCTTAACGTAACTGCTAATGTTGAGTGGTACGACCAACAGGAAGTATTCACTGGACTTAAGTGGGCATCTATTGCTCCTAGACCTGGCACATCTCCTTATGTTGGAGACCGTGGTGGTGCTAACGATGAAATGCATATCGCAGTTTGGGATGCTACTGGTGCAATTACTGGTAAACCAAATACACTTCTTGAGAAGCATACATATGTTTCTAAGTCAAACAATGCAAAGACTTCATCTGGTTCTGTAAACTACTACCCAACAGTTATACTTGACAAGTCAAGTTACATCTATTGGGGTTCTCACGAAACAGATGTATATGATGTAAGTGCTAATCAAGCTGCTACTGGTGGTAACATTGCTGGTACAAACAATGCTGGTAGTGCATCTACAGAAACATTTGATCTGTTTGCTGCTCCTAAGACTTACACTTTCCAAAAAGGTGCTGAGACATTAGCTGCAACATCAGGTGAGATCATCACTGGACTTGCAGAGTTCGCTGACACTGAGACTTTAGATATTGATTATCTACTTATGGGTCCTGGTGACGCAGCAAGTAAAACTAACACACAAGCAATTGCTACACAGGTTCTTTCAATCTGTGCTGCTAGAAAAGATTGCGTTGGTTTCTTATCTCCTTACAGAGGAGACGTTGTTGGAGTTACAAGTTCAACAATGCAAACAAACAATGTAGTTAGTTTCTATTCTAATATGGCATCCACATCATTCGGTGTGTTTGACAATGGATGGAAATACATCTACGACAGATTTGCTGACAAGTATCGTTACGTTCCTCTTAACGGAGACGTTGCAGGATTATGTTCTAGCGTAACTGCAAACGGTACTCCATGGTTCTCTCCAGCAGGATTGAATCGTGGTGCAATTAGAGGTGCTATCAAACTAGCATACTCACCAACTAAATCCGAAAGAGATACACTGTATCAAAAGAGAATCAATCCAGTAACCAGTTTACCTGGTCAAGGTATTGTTCTTTTCGGAGACAAAACTGCTCTCGCTTCACCATCTGCATTTGATCGCATCAATGTTAGACGTCTATTCAATGTGATAGAAAAGACAATCGGCAACGCTGCGAAGGGAGTCCTTTTTGAACTTAACGATGAGTTCACACGTAACAACTTTAAGAATGTTGTTGAACCATACCTTAGAGGCATTCAAGCCGAAAGAGGTATCACTGATTTCTTAGTTGTGTGTGACGGTACCAATAACACTGGTGCAATCATTGACGCGAATGAGTTTAAGGCAGATTTTTATATCAAGCCTGCACGCTCAATCAACTTTATCACACTGACTTTCGTAGCGACACGCACTGGCGTATCGTTTGAAGAAGTCGTCCCCCGCAGATAATTAACGGAGCAATTAACAATGTCAACAGCATTAGGTCTTTTATCCTTTCAAAAAGCGATTAAGGGTGGTGTTCGTCCTAATCTCTTCCAAGTAAACCACGGTTTTCCAACTGGGGTAACTCCACCATCAATCACAGAAGTGCAAGGTGGAGAGGTTGCTTACATGTGTAAGGCAGCTGCATTACCAGCAACAAACGTAGGAACAGTCGAACTTCCTTTTCGTGGACGTGTAATCAAAGTACCTGGCGACAGAACTTATGAAACATGGACAGCAACATTCTATATGGACGATGCATTTGAATTACGTTCTGCATATGAGAAGTGGATCGAACTTACTAACGGAGTTGACACTAACACTGCAGTTGCAGATGTAACAACTGGTGGTATCTTAGAAGATATAACAGTTGCACAGTTGAACAAGTTTGGTGGTAACGCTACAGAATTAGAAGTAATCAGAGAATACAAATTATTCGCTGGATTCCCTGTAAGTGTATCTCAGGTATCAGTTGCATACGACAACAACGATTCTTATGAAGAGTTCGATGTTGAGTTCGCATATCAGTACCATACATCTACTGGTGGAAATAACGAGGTTATATAACCTAACTAAATAGTCAGGTAAAGGAACCTAACATATTATGGCAGAGTTATTCGGTTTCTCGTTTAATAAGAAGGAGACAAAGGGGAAGGCACCTTCCCCTATCCAACCTTCGAGTGACGATGGAGCTACAAGTTATATTGCTGGAGGTTACTATGGTCAGTATCTTGACCTAGACGGTAATTTCAAGACCGAATACGATATGGTGAAAAAATATCGTGAGATGGCTATGCATCCAGAAGTGGATGAAGCGATTGAAGATATTATCCATGAGGCAATTGTTGCTGATCAGAACGATAGTCCTGTTCAAGTCAACCTTGACAACCTTGAAGTTAGCGATAGTGTGAAGAACATGATTCGCGAGGAGTTTGATTATGTTAAAAATTTATTAGCATTCGATAGTAAAGCTCATGAAATGTTCCGCAGATGGTACATTGATGGGCGTTTATATTATCATAAAGTCATTGATTTAGATGCACCACAAGAAGGTATTAAAGAATTAAGATATATTGATCCACATAAGATAAAGAAAGTAAGACAGATAACAAAACCAAAAACTGCTGATGAGTTTATGAAGTACGACTTCGGTAAAGGCGAAGAGTATTTCCTATACAACCCAAAAGGTTTAAATAACACCTCTGCTAATAGCGGAATTAGAATAGCAAAAGACGCAATCACTTATGTGGTGTCTGGATTGATGGATACTAATAGAAATATTGTACTATCTTATTTGCATAAGGGTATAAAGGTCCTTAATCAACTTAGAATGATTGAAGATTCACTTGTAATTTACAGGATATCCAGAGCACCAGAGCGTAGAATATTTTATATTGACGTAGGTAATCTTCCAAAAGTAAAAGCGGAACAATATCTTCGTGAGGTAATGGGTCGTTATAGAAACAAATTAGTATATGATGCTAACACTGGAGAGATAAGAGACGATAGAAAATACATGTCAATGATGGAAGACTTCTGGTTACCACGTAGAGAAGGTGGTAGAGGAACTGAAATCACTACATTGCCAGGTGGTCAGAACCTTGGAGAATTGACAGACGTGCAATATTTCCAAACAAAACTTTACAAAGCGTTAAATGTTCCTGCTGGTAGATTAGAAAGTGGCACTTCATTTAACATCGGTAGATCATCTGAGATCACTAGAGATGAATTAAAGTTCACTAAGTTTGTAGGTAAACTACGTAAGAAGTTCAGTGACATCTTCCAAGATACATTGAAAACACAGTTGATCTTAAAGAGTGTTATCACTCCTGAGGATTGGGATGACATGAAGGAGCATATTCAATATGACTATCTTTATGACAATCACTTTACAGAACTTAAGAATCTTGAAATGATGACTGAGAAACTCAATGTCATTGCTGCCATGGATCCTTATGTTGGTAAATATTTCTCCACTACATACATCCGTTCTGAAATTCTTGGACACACTGAGAAACAGATGGAAGAGATGGATGTTGATATGGAAGATGATATAAAAAGCGGAAGAGTTCTTGACCCTCTAGATCAAACAGGTTTTGAAGGAGATCAGTTAGCTGCTGATTCAGAAAATCTTGCATTAGATCAGGAGTTAAAGAAGGCACAAATCAAGCAAGCAAAGCAACCTCCGCAAACTCAAAACGGTAACGGTAATAAATAAATCTAGACAAAGAATATATTATGGCTACACAGGAACGAGAAATCGTAGATCTACTTTGGGATGGTGGACAGGCAGATGCCTTAGACAAACTCAAAGATATGCTGCAAGTAAAAGCTGCAGCAGCAGTTGATGCAAGCAAATTAGATGTTGCAAATAGAATGTTTCCGCATGTCCCTGATGAGGGAAATGTAAATTCTAGAGAGACAGGTCTTCCTCCAGAAGGCGAAGCATCTCCAGAAGAAACAGCGGAGGTAATTAACCGCAACGTCGAACCCGACCAAGAGGAAACCAACTGATGAAGTTAATCACGGAACAAATTGAACCCGTTGAAATTCTTGTAGAAGAAAAAGACGGTAAGAAAGACACCTATATTAAGGGTGTGTTTTTACAGACCGAGATTACTAATCGTAATGGACGTATGTACAAGTTTGGTACTATGAATCGTGAGGTTCAAAAGTACAACGAAGATTTCATCAAACGCGGAAGAGCTCTTGGTGAACTTGGACATCCAGATGGTCCTACCATCAATTTGGATCGTGTGTCGCATAAGATAGTTGAACTACAACCAGAAGGTCATAACTTTATTGGTAAGGCAAAACTACTTGAAACCCCAATGGGTAAGATCGCAAAGAGCTTGCTAGAGGAAGGGGTGCAACTTGGTGTTTCATCCAGAGGATTAGGTTCTTTGAAAAAAGAGAACGCTGTCTCTGTTGTTGCCGACGACTTTGTTCTCTCTACAGCAGCAGATATAGTTGCTGATCCATCCGCACCTGACGCTTTCGTTGAAGGCATCATGGAAGGTAGGGAATGGACACTTGTAGATGGCAAGATAAAAGAAGCACAAATTGAAGCAATCCAACAGTCTTTGGATAACGCTCCCTCATATGAGGAACTTGCACAAAGAAAGCTCCGTGCTTTCGAGCAATTACTCAGAAGCTTGTGATTTATAAATAATTAATATTAAATCTTAAAGCAGTCTAATTTATCCGTTAAGGAGTACGTAAATGTCAAGTATTGATGAAAAATTCAAAAAGGTGATCGCAGAAACCGCGGCTCCTAAAACAGAAACAGTAAAGGAAGATGCTGCCACTGGCGATACCGCTATCAAAAAAGGTGCAGTTCCTCCTCAACCATCTCCACTATCTAATAGTGCAACAGAGGTTGGTGGTTCAACTAAAGAGAAGCCTGAAGGACCTGATAACGTCGGTGCTAAGGCTGCTGCCCCTGTAGCAACAACAGGAGATTCTACAATCAAAACAAAACCATCTGGTGCATCATCTAGTATGCCTGGTGCATTATCTGCAAAGATTTTTGATGACGTAGAAGCTGAAGGAGAGACAATCTCCGAAGAAGAAGTCAACGAAGACATCAAGGCAGTATTGTCTGGTGCAGACCTTGACGAAGAATTCCAAAAGAAAGCGTCAACCGTATTTGAAGCTGCAGTATCTGCAAAGGTTTCTGCAAAGGTTGAATCACTTAAGGAAACTGCAGAACGCAGGATCGGTGAAGAACTCGAAACTATCAAAGAAGAGTTCGCTGGTCGTATAGAGAATTTCCTCTCATATGCTTGTGAAGAGTGGATGACTGAGAACGAACTTGCTGTTGAAGCAGGACTACGTGCTGAAGTCACCGAAGCATTCATGGGTGGATTAAAAGCATTGTTCGTAGAAAGCAACATCAATCTGCCAGATGAGCAGTTAGATGCAGTTGCTGATATGGGCAACAAACTTGATGAAATGGAGACCCGACTCAACGAACAAGTTGAGAAGAACATTGCATTACATGAAGCCGTAGGTAACTATCGTAAAAATGAGATCTTGAGCGAACTATCCAGAGGACTTGCAGAAGTTCAGAAGGACAAGTTTACATCCTTGGCTGAAGCAGTGGAATTCAAAACAGAGGAGTCGTATCGTGAAAAGTTGGAGCAAATTAAGGAGTCTTACTTCGGTGCTAAGAAACCAGAAGTGAAAGAAGAGATTTCTGATGAGCAACCAGCAAAAGTTGAAGCCATTAGCGAGAGCATGTCTTCATATGTTCAACAACTCGCTAAAAGGTTGTAAAACTGTTAACCCAAACTAACACTAGGAGTGTTTAAAAGCATGTTTAATGCAGAAAAACTCCAAGAGAAGTGGGCACCAGTACTTAATCATGATGGTCTTCCTGAGATAAAGGATAACTATCGTAAGTCTGTTACTGCTATACTCTTGGACAACCAAGAAAAAGCTTTACGCGAAGAGCGTGCAGTTTTGACAGAAGCACCAACAAACGTTGGTCCTATCAACACACAAACAACAGGTTCTGGAGCCATTGATGGTTTCGATCCTATCCTAATTAGCTTGATCCGTCGTGCTATGCCTAAGCTTATTGCTTATGACATTGCTGGCGTTCAACCTATGTCAGGACCTACTGGACTTATCTTTGCGATGAGATCTCAGTATACAAACCAGTCTGGAAACGAAGCATTCTTCGACGAACCAGATGCACAGTTCTCTGGAACTAAAGGTGGTACACCTCCAACAGCAACAACTGAGAAAAACCCAGGTTTAATCAACGATGCTACTGGTGGCGGTACAACTGAAGGTAACTATGACCTAGCATCTTCTAAGTTCACAACTTCAGAGCAAGAATCTTTAGGAGATTCATCTGGTAATGCTTTCATGGAAATGGCATTCAGCATAGACCGTATTGCGGTTGAAGCTAAAGGTCGTGCCCTAAGAGCAGACTACTCAGTTGAACTTGCTCAAGACTTGAAAGCAATCCATGGATTGGATGCCGAGTCTGAGTTAGCAAACATTCTCTCAACAGAGATACTTGCTGAAATCAACAGAGAAGTTGTTAGAACAGTGTACAGAGGTGCAAAACCTGGTGCACAAGCTAACGTTGCAAACGCTGGTGTATTCGATCTAGACGTTGACTCAAACGGAAGATGGTCAGTTGAGAAATTCAAAGGACTTATGTTCCAGATTGAGAGAGACGCGAACGCAATTGCAAACGAGACTCGTAGAGGGAAGGGTAATGTGATCATCACTTCTAGTGATGTTGCATCCGCACTTGCTATGTCAGGTGTTCTTGACTACGATTCTGGAATCAAAGGTGCAGTTGGCGGTATCGGAGAAGTTGATGATACAGGAAACACATTCGTTGGTACACTTAACGGACGTTTCAAAGTATACATCGACCCATACTCAGCAAACGTATCTAGCGATCAGTACTACGTTGTAGGTTACAAAGGATCTAATGCATATGATGCAGGATTATTCTATTGTCCTTATGTGCCCCTACAAATGTACAGAGCGATTGGTCAGGATACATTCCAACCACGTATCGGGTTTAAGACTCGTTATGGAATGGTTCTTAACCCATTTGCTAAGGGACTTGCAGCTCTATCTAATAGTGACCCACAGCATTCTTCAAACTTGAATGCTAACGCTTACTACAGAAGAGTTAAAGTAGCAAACCTAATGTAAGCAAGACGCTTATATTACATAACATTAAGAGATCCTTCGGGGTCTCTTTTTTTGTGTATAAATAGTCTTACCGTCTTGCAAACGACTTGCAACTATAGTCAGAGACGCTAATTCACATAGTCAGGAGAAAATCATGACCGCATTCGCACCCCTAAGAAGGGTAAGTTCTGCTGTGCAGGACGTTTGGCAACTAGTCGAACACACCATACGTCGAGGTATATCGGGCGTAAGAAAAAGATTTAAGAAGAGTCAGTTCATTAAAGTAGAATACGTTCCATTAAAGGAATTGAAAGTTGATTCTAAGTACCAGAGATTAATAAACACAAACTTAATAAAGAAAGCAGGAGTGTTTAGACCAGAATTGGTTAAACCTCTTTCTGTTTTTAAAAGACCAAACGGTGACTTAATGGTTGTCGATGGTCAACATACTTGTGTATTAGCAGGAATCTATGTCGAAGATGCTGCTAACTTTGAACTACCAGTTCAAATACAATCACACAAAGACTACTTAACCACAGAAGAGTGTGAGATTGCTGAAGCAAAGTACTTCAAAGACTTTAACACATCAAGAACCAACGTTAGTTCTGTTGCTAAACTACGTGCAGACCTTGCTCAAGGAGCACAATATGCTCGTACAATAGAAGAGAACTTTCAAACACTTGGCATACATGTTGAGTTGATTGGTGCTGATGATGACGGTACAAACGGAATCTATGGTTTCAAACAAGTCAGAGAAACAATCCAAAAGTACAAGTTAGTTTATACTGGTCAAGCAATTGATCTCTATAAAGAGTTGAATGAAACAAAAACATTCAAAGGATGGAATACTTTAAAAGGTGATATGATCTGTGGACTTGGAGCGTTATACCATTTCATTGACAACTACGTAGGTGACGGTAGGAAAAAGGAAAACCTATTGGACTACATCCAAACTCACCTAGGTAAAGAGTCAGTTGCAGAATTGACAAAGAAATCTCAAGGACCTTTACAGGATCAGATTATCCTTGAAAGGATACTTGAAAAGTATAACACCGTAGCAAAGGTACTAGACTACGTAACTATTGGAACTGATAAGGATGGAATCTTCCAACAATGGAAAGACGATCCTAAGAGTCGTAACGAATACTTAACTGAATCAGACGACGAAGATTAAGTTCTCCAAATGCCTATGAGTATAAACTCGTAGGCATTTCTTTTTGTTAAATTGTAACCGTAAATACGGTGTTGATTTGCATACATAATAGTAGACTTAGCGAGGAATTAATGCACAATCTAGTAAGTAAAAATCAACTAAGCGGTTGGAGTGTAAGTGTCGATAACAACAGTAATTTAGAAATAGACAAGATCGACGATTACTTTGACTGCCTAATAGAGTGTACAGACTTACCTAATTCGTGTCGAAGAATATGCAAAGTCATGTTGGAGTAACCAAATGAACGAAAGTAAAAAGGGAGGTTAACACCTCTCTTTTTTTATGCTAATATATAAGTGTATGAAAATATCAAATATCAATGGTCTTGGTAGTTTTGGTATCTATATTGATGATGTAGATCTAAACCATATTACAGACGATGAATGGAATGAAATAGGAAGGTTGCACCTTAAGACGTTAGTTACCATCATACGAGGTGCTAACTTAAATCGTGCGACGTTTTATAATTTGATGAAGAAGTGGGGAGATGATCGTCTCAATTGGGTTGCGTATCTGTACAATAAGTATCCGTGGGCAAATAGGCATTTTGAAAACATATTGAATAGTGACGATGTAGATCCGATAGACAAAGATATATGCAGAGAGTTTAATAATATAAGAGTTGGTAATCATCCTATGCAATTTGGTAACATGTTAAATGTTACTGGAATGAAGAAGAATGGAAAGAGGATGGGAATCTTTGCTGAGGGTGAATTGCTATGGCACAGCAATGAAAGTGGTGATATATGTTTTACACCTGGCATTGGATTACTAGGTGTCAAAGGTACAACTAGGAGTGCAACAGGTTTTATGACCACTACAGACTATTATGAGGGGGTCTCAGAGAGTTTTCGTAGTGAACTAGATGAAATGATATTGATTCATAACTTCACACCTGGCAAGATTAATCCTGGTTTAAATGATATGCAGGACAATTTGATGTATAAAAATATGTGTCCTTTCCCAGATACTGAGATACCATTAGTAATTCAAAGTCCTGGTTGCATCAAAGGATTACACTATAGTTTCAATACTGTCACAGGTATCAAAGGTATGAGTGATCATGATGCAGAGTTAGTATTGTCAGAGATAAGAAAAGGATTGGAACCATACACATACGATCATTGGTATAAAGAAGATGGAGATCTTTTACTATTTGATAATAGTATTGTACAGCACAGAAGACTGGGTGCTATCAATGATAGACTGTGTTACAGGTATGCCTATGACTATACAAACATACAACCAGAACCATATCGACCATACTTCCAAGAATCCTTTCACAGAGAATACCTAAATAAGACAGAGATAATATTATCATGTCACCTATAAAATGGTTTGCGGCTATATTAGGATTAGCAGTGGGTGTGACTCACATTGGTATGATCGGAATGGTTAGCAGACGAAATAACGATAAACTACCAGACCTAGACATACCTGTAGGTCCTTACACTTCTTATGTTGTTCAAGCAGATAAGGAAGGATACAAGATCAGTTATACTGCTAATGATCCCAAGACAGCGTACATAACTAAGGACATCAAAGAGAAAGGTGGTTTCTTAGGACTAGCAACAGAAACAACAAAGGTTGTTGAAGAGTACTACATGGACGGTCAGATCAACCAAGGAGCTCCAGTATCTAATCAAAGATCATGGATTGCACCTCTTGATGAGTTTGTCAAGGATAACCCAGAACTGTCACAGAAAGACCTTGCCTGTATCAAAGCAGTCGGAAGTGCAGAAGGAACTGGGAGACTGGTTGGGACTAGCGTTGGTGCTGCTGCTGCTCCTGCTGTTTCCTCTATTCCCTTTGTTGGTTGGGTTGCTGCTGGTTGGATAGCAATGTTCGGTGGAGAACAAGGTTCTAACATCGGTGGCGACATGGCTGAGAACTTAAACAAAAACTGCTAATGGCATACGACCAGACACTATTTAATCCTTCCAATAAAAACTTTCTATCTCCTGTAGGTTTTAAGTTTGTTATTGGTAGGACACCAAATGTAGATTATTTCTGCCAGTCCGCTTCTATACCAGAAGTGAACATTGGTGTAAGAGAGGTACCCACACCTGTCAAGGATTACTCAGTGCCAGGTGATAAGATGACCTTTGGAGATCTCAACCTAAGGTTCTTAGTCAATGAAGACTTAGACAATTACTATGAGATTTTTAAATGGTTGAAAGGATTGACCAATCCTAAACATCAAAAAGACTTCTTCGCATATATAAACTCTGTTGATGAGAAAGGTAGACCAGAACCTTTTGAGAGACAGATGAGTGATGCTAGACTGTTAATACTGAATAGTAACTACAACACTATATCCACAGTCAACTTTATGAACATATTTCCAACAAGTTTGACCACACTAGAGTTTGATTCATCCGCAACTGACATCAACTACTTTACAGCAGAGGTCAACTTCAAGTATACTATGTACGAGATAACTGATAAAAACAATAATAAAGTATGAATCTAGAAACCTTGAATGACATGTGGGAGAAAGATGCTCCCTTAGATGATGAAAAACTAGACACCGACTCGTTATCAATCCCCAAATTACATGCTAAATATTTAAGACTTTACAATAGTTTTGTCACCCTTAAGGATCAGGCAGAACTAGATGTGAAGCGAACTTACCGTGACAGGTGGGAATACTATACTGGAAAATCGGAAACTCCATTTCCAATCAAACTGATCAAGACAGATGTACCAATCTATTTGGAAGCGGATCAGTTATATCAAAAATCTCTTCTCAAAGTAAAGTATTACAACCAGATGGTCGAGGCATTAAAGACCATTCTCTCGGCAATTAACAACCGTTCCTTTCATATAAAGAATGCGGTTGAATTCGCCAAGTTCCTAAAAGGATATGAAATCTAACGTTATTATTCAAAAGAAGAATGAAGTATATTTGAAAGTTGAATGTGAACCTCACGTAGGTCACGAGTTAGCAGATCAATTTACTTTTGAAGTGCCTCAGGCAAAGTTCATGTCAGCGTACAAGAAGAGGTTCTGGGATGGAAAAATTAAACTATTCAGTCCAGGTACAGGTGAGATTTATGTTGGTCTTCTCCCTTATATTACTTCATTCTGTGAAGAAAGAGGGTACGAGATTATCCATAGAGACAATGAACACTATGGTCTTCCATCAGAGGTGGATGAATTCGTTACCCCCGAAGGGATAGGAGACTGGATAAAGACACTAAGATTACCACACAAGGTCAGAGACTATCAGTACAAAGGAATATACGAAGCGTTAAGACACAGACGCAAGTTACTTCTATCGCCTACAGGTTCTGGTAAATCTCTTATGATCTATGCTCTCGCACGTTTTTGGGAGTTGAAAAATTTAAAGACATTGATAGTAGTTCCAACTACATCTCTCGTTGAGCAGATGTACAAGGACTTCAAAGACTATGGGTGGGATGTGAATACTCATTGCCATAGAGTCCGTGGTGGTATCAACCCTGATTCTGACAAAGATGTGATAATAACCACATGGCAGTCAGTATATAAATTGCCAAAGGTATACTTTGAACAGTTCGATGCCATCATAGGTGACGAAGCACATCTATTCAAAGCAAAGTCTTTGACTAGTATTATGAATAAATTGTATGATTGTAAATATCGCGTTGGTTTTACAGGTACATTAGATGGTACTGAAACAAACCGTCTTGTACTCGAAGGTGTATTTGGTAGTGTAAACAAGGTTACTAGAACAGAAACACTTATTAGAGATGGACATCTATCTGAGTTTCAAATAAAAGTTCTTATCCTTAAACATGGTAGGAAACCATTTGATACTTATCAAGAAGAAATGGACTATATTGTAGAGCATGATAGAAGAAATAAATTCATACGCAACCTAGTTTGTGACCTATCTGGTAATACCCTCGTCCTGTTCAACTACGTTGAACGGCATGGTATGCCCCTTTTTGAGTTAATAAATAATAAAGTAGAGGATAACCGTAAAGTCTTCCTCGTCCATGGTGGTATAGATACTGAAGACCGTGAACAGGCAAGACAGATCGCAGAGACTACAACTGATTCAATTATAGTAGCGTCTTATGGGACTTTCAGCACTGGTATTAATATTAGGAATTTACATAATGTTGTCTTTGCATCGCCTAGTAAAAGCAAAATAAGAAACCTTCAGAGCATTGGTCGTGTTCTTAGGAAGGGCGACCACAAAACCAAAGCTACTCTGTATGATATCGCTGATGATATCTCTAAGGGTCGCAATAAAAACTACACACTAAATCATTTGATTGAGCGAGTCAAAATATACAATGAAGAAAACTTTGATTATGAATTCATTGATGTCCCCATCAGGAGTAAAAATGGATAAAGCAGAATTCTTAGCAGCATTGAAGTTAGTGTCTGGAGAGGAACTACTCTCAATAGTTACTTCCGTAAGAGATGATAACGGAGACTATCTAATCGTAGACAACCCTATAGAAGTGGAAGAGGTTGTTATGTCAGGCAATAAAGCAGGAGCAAAGGTATCTCCATGGATGAAGTTCTCTAAAGAAGAACAGTTTATAATACCTAAAGATAAAATTATTACTATAGTAGAAGTTGACGCAGAGGTTCAAGTATTCTATGCTATGTCTCTACGGAAACTAAATGGAGATCTGATACCAGAGGGTAAAGGAAGAATATCTACAGTCGATGAAGCAAGAGTCTCTCTAGAGAACTCTTATAATAAGGACCAGACCAATCCTTGAAAGAGCACACTCAGAGTCTACAGACAATTTTACGGTTTGTCAAGCCCCTATTGACAATCGCTAATATTTCCTATAAAATATAACTAACAAAGACCTCCAAGATGAAAAGAAAAAGGGTACAGAGTGAGCACTACGTCAACAATAAAGAGTTTCTAGAAGCACTTGTAATCTTCAAAGCACAATGTGCTAGAGCAGAAGAAGCGGGAGAGAAACGTCCACAGATTAGTAATTACATTGGTGAGTGTTTTTTAAAGATAGCAACACACCTGTCATATAAACCAAACTTTGTCAACTACATGTTTCGTGAGGATATGATATGTGATGGCATTGAGAACTGCGTACAATATATTCAAAACTTTAATCCAGATAAAAGTAAGAACCCCTTTGCTTACTTTACTCAGATTATATACTATGCATTTCTAAGAAGGATACAGAAAGAAAAACGTCAACTAGAAATTAAAAATAAAATACTAGATAAGTCAGGATATGAAGTTGCCTTCCACACAGATGACAAAACTGGATCTTCCGACTATAATACTATTAAGGAGAACGTGCAGATAAAAATTAAGTGACCTACCCTATAACTATTGTAGATAATTTTTTTGATAACCCTGATGATATAGTAGAAGTAGCAGAAAGTTTTAAATACTATTCTCCTGATACAGGCAACTGGCCAGGTACTAGAACAAAACAACTCCACGTTTTAAACCATCGTCTCTTCACATATTTTGGACAGAAAATTCATCTTCTATTCCACGACACTTGCCCAGAAGGATGGACAATGCAATGTCATTTCCAGAACATCAGACCATTTGCTGAGGGCAACAAGAACCGTGGTTGGGTACATCAAGACATTGACACACACTTTGGTGGTATAGTATACTTGTCAAAGAACCCAGAACCTAATACAGGTACATCAATTTACAAAGCAAAGCACGGATATTCTAACCAGTATCTAAGCGAATTAAAAATAAAAGAAAGACATTACTTAGGAGAAGAAATACCAGATGAAGAATATGATGAGGCATTCAATGCTATGATGGATCAATTTACAGAGACAGTAACAGTAGAAAATGTTTACAATAGATTAGTTCTATTCAATAGTAAAACTTATCATGGAGTAAAAACATTTGGCACTAAACCAAGACTTACTCTTAATTTCTTTGGTATGGGTATGTCAGGTAAGATTCCTCCTATCATGAGGTCTAGATGAAGATAGCAATAATAACAGATCAGCACTTCGGTGCGAGGAAATCTAGTCGTGTCTTCCATGATTTCTTTAATAAGTTTTATACTAATGTATTTTTTCCTACCCTAAAAAAACGCGGGATCGACACAGTATTAGACTTAGGAGATACTTATGATAATCGTAGGACTCTAGATCTCTGGGCAGCAAACTGGAGTAAGACAGAATACTTTGATAAGTTAAGAGATATGGGCATCACAGTTCACTCTCTTGTAGGTAATCACACAGCATATTTTAAGGATACAAATGACGTTAACACTCTTGATGGTATTGTTGGCGAGTATAATAATATTCATATCTACAATAAGGCAACAGAGGTAGAGATAGGTGGGTTGCCTATTCTATTCATACCTTGGATCAATCAACAGAACTCAGAAGAAACTTATAAAAAAATTGAAGATTCCAAATGCTCTGTGGCAATGGGTCATCTAGAACTCAATGGGTTTGAAGCACACCGTGGTTACATCATGGATCACGGTGACAGTACAGCACCATACAGACACTTCAAGAAAGTATTCTCAGGTCACTTCCATCGCAAGAGTACTAGAGGTAACATATCATATCTTGGTAATCCATATCAAATCTATTGGAATGATTATAAAGACAGACGTGGATTTCATATCTTTGATACTGAAACTTTAGAATTAGAATATATCCAAAATCCATATGAAATATATCAAAAGATATATTATCATGAAGATCAGATCAACGCTGGTATGTTTAAGTTTCATGAGTATGCACATACGTTTATTAAGATCATTGTAGAAAAGAAAACTAAAGTAGATAAGTTTGAACGTTTTATTAATCAGTTATACGCTGCGGGTGTTCATGAAGTTAAAGTTATTGAAGACCCATCGTTCGAGCAAGACCTTAGCGAAGAGATAGATATAGAGAAGGAGGATACCTTAACAATACTGGAGAGGTACGTCGATGATATGGAACATTCTGATAAGGATGCACTTAAAAATATTTTAAAATCATTATATGTTGAGGCACTGGAGCTGGTATGATGTACATTCTAGCAGTTGCTGGTAAAGAAAAAGAAGGTGCATACGCTATAGAAACTGATAATAATAAACGTATGGTTTACATGTTCCTTGACAAAGACGATGCAGTACGCTATGCTGGACTTCTGGAAGCTGATGACTTTCCAGATATGTCTGTAGTAGAAGTGGATGATCGAGAGATTATTCATTCTTGTGTTAAACATGGACACGAATATTATGTTATCTCTCGTGATGATATAATTGTACCTCCTTATGTAAGAGAATAATTTTTGTCTGAATGATTATTTTTAAGTCGATTCGTTGGAAGAATTTCCTTTCAACTGGTAATGCTTTTAGTGAAATACGACTGGATGCAAGTCCTGCTACTTTGATTGTTGGTGCTAACGGTGCTGGTAAATCCACATTCTTGGATGCCATGTGCTATGCATTATTCAACAAACCTTTTCGTAAGATTACAATTTCCCAATTGGTCAATGCTGTAAACGAAAAGGATCTACTAGTTGAGTTAGACTTTACTATTGGTTCACGTGAATACATGGTACGCAGAGGGAGAAAACCTAATGTGTTTGAAATCTATCTCAATGGCATAAAAACCAAAGAGGAAGCATCCTCTGTGGAGCAGCAAAAATATCTGGAACAAAGTATACTGGGGTTGAATTATAAATCATTTACTCAGGTGGTGGTCTTAGGATCATCTTGCTTTGTTCCATTTATGCAACTCACTCCTCCCAATAGAAGAGAGGTTATAGAAGATCTTCTAGACATTCGTATCTTCTCAACTATGAATGGTCTTTTAAAAGAACGTGTCAAAGGAATCAAAGATACTATTAGAGAGGTTGAGTATCAATTTGAACTGGCAAAGAACAAAGTAGAGACACAGCAATCATTGATTGCACATCTTAAAGAACAATCCAATGCTAATACAGCACGACGTAAAAGTGAGATAATAAATCTTGAGACAGAGATAAAAGATATTACAATTCTTGTAGATAAAGACCTTGACTTGTCTAAATCATATGAGAAGTCTTTAGAAGATTATCAAAATGTTGATGCCAGTCTGTCACAACTGCGTTTATACGAAAGTAGATTTAAAGACAAACAGAAAGCATTTAAGAAAGAGTACAAATTTTTTGAATCCAATGAACATTGTCCGACTTGTCAGCAAGCAATCACAGAAGAACTTAGAACTAATAAGAAATCTGGAATTACTGATCAACTCAAGGAAGTTGAAGAAGCAGCAGAAAAACTCCGAGGAGAGTTAGATGATATCTTAGTGAAGATATCAAAGAAGAATGATATTGTAAAAGAATTATCTAGAACACAGCAAGCAATTAGTGAAGCACAACGAGAGACTCAATATCGTAAACGTCAGATAAAAGCAATAGAAAGGAAAATAGATGAAGCAACTGGTAGTAGCAGTAGTTTAAAACAAGAGAAAGATAAACTTAAAGAGTTGGCAAAGGATGGACTGAAGGTAGAGGAATCCCTACTTGACGAAAAGAAAGTGCGTGACAACTACAATACTGTCACAAACATGCTCAGAGATACAGGAATAAAGAGTACAATAATAAAGAAGTACCTTCCAGTTATGAATCAACTCATAAATAGGTATCTCAAGGAGCTAGATTTCTATGTGTCCTTTAATCTTGATGAGAATTTTTTAGAAACTATCAAGTCTAGATTTAGAGATGAGTTCTCATACGCATCCTTTTCTGAAGGAGAGAAGATGAGAATAGACTTAGCACTCTTATTCACATGGAGAACTATTGCTAAGATGAAGAACAGTGCCAATACTAATCTTCTTATCTTAGATGAAATCTTTGATAGCAGTTTAGATACATCTGGTACTGATGACTTCCTCAAAATTCTACACACTGTTTCTGATAAAACAAATGTATTTGTTATCTCTCATAAGACAGAATCCTTACAGGATAAATTTGCATCTACTTTAAAGGTAGAGAAAAAACAAAACTTCTCAGTCATAACTCAGGAGGAATAATGACAACCCCTAACTGGCAGCATCATTCCAAGAAGGAAAAGAAGCGTCATCTTAAACCACAAGCATTGCGTCAAGCAAGGAAGCGTCGCAACCAGTTGACAAAGTGTCTACTCAACCGTCCCAAGGGGCGGTTTTGTTATTACAATGTATAGTATAAGACACAGAGAATTATGAACATCGTCAAAGAGTCACTTGCAAAACTACTCGCACAAGAAGATCTAATCATTGAGCATCGTCCAGTACAAACTGCACAGTTTGATGTGACCAGAAGAATTCTAACACTTCCAACATGGGCACACGAAAGCAACTACGTTACTGACTTACTCATAGCACACGAAGTATCTCACGCACTTTATACACCTGATGATAATTCTTGGTTAGAAGAAGTCAATATGTCATTTGTAAATGTCGTTGAAGACATTCGTGTTGAGAAACTTATCAAGCGTAGATATCAAGGTTTACCTAAAACATTCTTCAATGGTTATGAAGTTTTACAAGGCGAAGACTTCTTTGATATTGCAGACAAAGATCTAAGTCAGTTCAATCTTGCAGACAAACTAAACTTACATTTCAAAGTAGGTCATCACGTTGACATTCCTTTCACTACAGAAGAACTATACTTCAAAGCAAAGGCAGATCTTCTAGAAACTTTTGAAGATACTATTGCTTTAGCAAAAGAGTTGCACGGATACTGCAAAGATCAACTTGATAAGCAAAAAGAGCAGTTAGAAGAATCACAACCAGATTCAGAGTCAGGTAATTCTGAAGGTGAGTCAATGCCTTCTAATGAGAAAGGTGATGCAGAACAAACTGATGGGCAGCAGCAACAGCAACAGCAATCATCTCCTAGTGATGAGGTAGAAGATCTTCTTCAAGAAACTCCTGCTCAATCACCACAGGGTACAACCGCAGGACGTTGCAACGGTCCTGAGGATGCAATCGCTGAACCTCAAGTACAAACTGCAGATTCATTTGATGAAGCAATCAAAGGATTAGTTGAAAAAACTAACAGAGAAAACTTTTACGTTGAGTTAACACCAACTCTAAGATCAAGTCACGTTGTTGATAACAAAGAGACAGATAAGTATCTTACTGATTGGTACGCTAACCAGTATGCATTGAGAAGTAAAACAGATTTCAATGATGAGTATGATATGGAATTGGCAAGAAGAATCACTGCAGACTTAGATGAGTCTGATTCTGATTACAGAAACTTTAAAGTAGGTAATACTAAAGAAGTTAACTATCTTGTCAAAGAGTTTGAGATGAAGAAAGCAGCAGATGGTTATGCACGTGCCACTACTGCAAGAACTGGAGTTCTTGATACTGGTAAGTTACACACTTACAAATACAATGAAGATCTTTTTAGAAAAGTTACTACTATTCCTAACAGCAAAAACCACGGTCTAATATTCAACATCGACTGGTCAGGTTCTATGCATCATCAGATATTAGCAACTATCAAACAGACTCTTACTATGGTATCATTCTGTCGTAAAGTTGGTATCAAGTATGATGTATATCTTTTCACAGATGCTTGGCATAAAGATCAGTATGTTACAGAAGAAGATGCTTCATTAGAAAATAAAATTATCTTAAGAAACTTTAACTTAATCAATGTTCTAACTAGCAGTTCTAACAACAGACTACACGAAAAGCAAGCATTAAATCTTTTCCGTCTAGCGAGAGCATACAGTGGAAACTATGGTTATGGTAATGTACCTCATAAACTACAATTAGGTGGCACTCCACTTAATGAAGCAATGATTGCATTGAACTACATCATTCCTCAGTTCAAGAAAAAGACAGGTGTACAAAAAGTACACGTTCTAACTTTAACTGATGGTGAAGGTTCACCTAGTGTTTCTTTCGGTAAGAAAGCAAAGAGATACTATGAGCAGGATGAGTGGAAGATCTATGCTTCTAGAATTGACTCCCATGTATTCTTACGTGATCGTAAAACTGGTAAGATGTACAAATTTAATGACGACTATTGGGGAGCAGGAATGACAGAAACTTTTGTTCTTCAACTACGTGACAGATTTCCTGAGTGTGAGTTTATGAACATCAGACTTATCACAGGTAATGACTGGGGTAGATTCAAGTCATCTTGCTTAGGCAGTACTGTATCTCAAGAAGAAATATCTAAAGCAGATCAAGTATGGAGAAGAACCAAGTCATTCATCTGCACATCATCTTTCTGGACAGTACAGTACGCATTACATATCAACGCACTTGACAACAATGCTGAGTTTGAAGTGCAAGAAGATGCTACTAAAGCACAAATCAAGAAAGCATTTAGCAAGTCTCTTGGTGGTAAGAAGATGAACAAGAAGATCTTATCTTCCTTCATCGAGCGTATCGCTTAGTGCCAATAAAATTAGTGGCACATTCATAGTAGATAAGTCCTATGCTATGTGTCATTATAATACTATACAAATCAATTTCAATTTTACATCATGCCTTTTGAAAGAAAACTATCCGTAAACTTCGTAGACGAACTACGTCAAGAACACGGTAATGAGATTGACGCATCTCATATCAGAAAATTTGCAATAAGTCGTAACTGCGGTTATGCAACTGTTGCTCGTAAACTAAAACAGTTCCAAGTCAAACGTGGTTCTTGGAATCTAACTATTGCTGAAGGTAGAGAGATACTTGAGAAAGCAGTCTCAGCACCCTCTGTAATCCCTTCAGTCAAGCAAAACCTTATTCCAGAGGTAGTTGATACCTTTGTCAAGTTCGGTAACTTTGCTGACGTCAAGAAGATTATCCAATCAGGTATCTTCTATCCTGCATTTATCACAGGTCTATCAGGCAATGGTAAAACATTTTCTGTAGAGCAAGCGTGTGCACAGGCAAAGAGAGAATTGATCAGAGTTAACATCTCTATCGAGACAGACGAAGACGATCTCATCGGTGGATTCAGACTTGTTGATGGCAGCACAGTGTGGCACAACGGTCCTGTAGTTGAAGCACTTGAAAGAGGTGCAGTTCTATTACTTGACGAGATTGACTTGGCATCTAACAAGATCTTATGTTTACAATCTATCCTTGAAGGTAAAGGTGTCTTTCTTAAGAAAATCGGCAAGTATGTAAAACCTGCAGCAGGGTTCACAGTTATCGCTACTGCTAACACAAAAGGTAAAGGTTCTGAGGATGGTAGATTCGTAGGCACTAACGTTCTTAACGAAGCATTCCTTGAGAGATTCCCTGTTACCTTTGAGCAGAACTATCCTCATCCACAGACAGAGCAGAAGATGCTTGACCTATTGTCTGATGACAAAGAGTTCAACAAGAGACTTTGTGACTGGGCAGACATCATCCGTAAGACATTCTTTGACGGTGGTATTGATGAGGTCATCTCTACTCGTAGACTTGTACACATCATTCAAGCATTCAAAATCTTTGGTAATCGTGCTAAGGCAATCACTACATGTATATCACGTTTTGATGACGAGACAAAGCAAGCGTTTCAAGAACTTTACGATAAGGTTGACGCAGACGTAGACTTTGAGGTATAATGGTGGCATACTGGTTACTTTATGACGTTTTGAAGGAGGAAGGACTATTGGAACAATATGGATTTGATTCACTAGGAGATGATATTCCAGATCTATCGGGACTTGAATTCAAGTCCCCTTATGACTATCCATCGTATTCAGAGATGATGGATATGAATATCACTATTGATGATCTAGAAACTTGTAAGTACAATGAAAAAGAAACTCTCGCTGAAGCGGAAAAATACATTGTTAAAACTTATAAGAAACACTATTCAAGTAAGGACAACTTCCAAACTCTAGATTTCATCGAAGCACTAGGTGATGCTCAAGCATTCTGTAGAGGAAATGCTATGAAGTACCTAAGTCGTTTTGACAAGAAGGGAACCCCTAAACTTGACATTTTAAAAGCAATACACTATTGTGTATTATTATATCACTTTCACAATAAGGAGAACTAATGAAACTTTCTAAAGGAACACTTGATATTCTGAAGAACTTTTCCAATATTAATCAATCAATTTGTTTTAAAGAAGGTACAGAGTTATCTACCTTATCAATACAAAAAAACATTTTATCACGTGCAGTAGTAAATGAAAAGTTTCCAAAAGACTTTGCCATCTATGATCTGAGTGAGTTCTTATCTGGTCTTACATTATTTGAAGATCCAGATTTTATATTTGACGATGACAACTATGTCGTTATCAAAGACAAGAAGTGTCAATCAAGATATTTCTTCGCTGATCCATCTACCATTATAAAACCACCAGAGAACAAGGTAGACATTCCAAGTAGGGATGTATGTTTCAGTGTTGCTTGGTCTGATTTATCAAACATAATCAAGGCAGCATCTATCTATCAAATTGCTGATCTAGCAGTTGTAGGTAACGGTAGTGAGATCAAACTTCTTGTTAGTGATAAGAAGAATAAAACATCAAACAGTTATGCTGTAACCGTTGGATCTACTGATGCTAAGTTCACTTTCAATTTCAAAGTAGAAAATCTAAAACTACTTCCTGCAGATTATGAAGTGACAATCAGCAAACAGAATGCATCCTTGTTCAGAGATCCAAAAAGAGATCTAGAATATCTTATTGCATTAGAACCAGACTCACGCTATAATGGGTAATATACCATTGTGCTATGAATATCTTTGTTACTGACCCATCACCCTATAAGTCTGCACAGGTTTTACCTGACAAGCATATTGTCAAGATGCCACTAGAAACATGTCAAATGTTATCTATTGTTGCATCAGAGAAGTGGGGTCATGGTTTTGGCACATTACCTAAGATAGATGGCACTCCATACAAAACAGACAAGGGTGCATTTCGTAATCATCCTTGCACTATCTGGGCACAGAATAATTTCTATTGGTTAATAGAACATGGTCTTGCATTGTGTGCAGAATATACACACAGGTACAACAAGGTTCATAGTTGTCAGTATACTATTGAGTGTGCTGATATTATGTTTCCATCCTGCCCACCACCCACATCCTTTACACGTGCTATGCCCGATGAGTTTAAATATGACACAAGCATTGACACTTTTACTGCTTACAAGAATTACATTAGCAGCAAACCTTGGGTTGCATCTAATTATCTTCGTGACCCATCCCGCAAACCGAATTGGTTATCCTAAATTATGAGTGAGTTTCTTTGGGTAGAAAAGTATCGCCCCAAACGCATTGAACATTGTATTCTTCCACCTGAGTTGAAGTCTACCTTTGAATCATTTGTGAAGGCAGGAGAGATTCCTAATCTTCTTTTATGTGGAACTGCAGGAATTGGTAAGACTACAGTTGCAAAAGCATTATGCGAAGAATTGCAAGTTGATAGTATAGTTATCAATGGATCTGATGAAGGTAGATTCTTAGACACTGTAAGAAATAGTGCAAAACAATTTGCATCAACTGTATCATTGACCTCATCATCTAAACATAAGGTCATCATTATAGATGAAGCAGACAATACCACACATGATGTGCAGTTACTATTGCGTGCATCTATAGAAGAGTTTCAAAACAATTGTAGATTTATATTTACCTGTAATTTTAAAAACAAAATTATAGAACCACTTCACTCTCGTACAACAGTTATTGATTGCAACACTCGTGGAAAACAGAAACAACAAATTGCAGGACAATTTTTTGAGAGGTGTCGTGGAATACTTACTGCAGAGAATATACAATTTACTGATGCTGTGGTCGCTGAGGTCGTCCAGAAGTTCTTCCCAGACTTCAGACGTACCCTCAACGAACTGCAAAGGTATGCAGCGTCAGGGGTCATCGACACTGGCATTCTGGCACAGATAAGTCAGGTTCGATTAGAAAAACTTGTGGGTGCATTGAAGGCAAAAGACTTTGGTGCTGCTCGTAAGTGGATCGTTGCTAATTTAGATAATGATCCTAATGCTATACTAAGGACAGTGTATGATAATCTTTATGAATCTCTTACACCAACAAGTATACCTCAAGCGGTATTGATTATTGCTAAGTATCAATACCAATCAGCATTTGTTGCTGATCAAGAAATCAATCTCTTAGCAGCACTAACCGAAATTATGGTGGAGTGTAACTTCAAATGACTAACAAATTTATGAGTAAACGTGACAAGATCAGAGCACAAATGAAATCTAGATTTTATTATATGTTCTGGGGTGCAGCAACCGTTGCTGTTGTAAGTGGTCAACTATATGTTGGCACATCGTATCGTGCTATGGCAAGATCAATGAACAGATGGTTTGAAGAAACTATTGACATTATGCAAGAACCAATAAGACCTAGAATTGGTACTCCTATGAGACCTGATAGTGGTGGATTCGGTGGTCCTGAAGGATACTACATGCCTGTTCCAAGTCCAGAAGATTATGGAATGACAATAGTACAATGAAAAAGTCTGAACTAATACATCATCGTCTTCAAGCAATGCTTAGAGAACATACGTTCCATGATTTAGAATATCTGGGTGAACGTAAAAGTTATAAGTCAGGAGAGATGGAACATTGGTATAACATAGGTGGCAATGAAGTACCAGTTGATGCTATAATGGAATTAGAATCAGCAGAACCATGAAAACACCACTAAGATATCCTGGCGGAAAGTCAAGAGCAGTTCCTAAGTTGTGGCAATGGTTACCTGAGACTATCACAGAGTATCGTGAACCATTCTTAGGTGGTGGTAGTATGGCAATCGAGATGACAAAACGTTTTCCTGATTTACCTATCTGGGTCAATGACTTATACAAACCATTATATAATTTCTGGTTAGTATTGAGAGACGATGGTGACTACCTTTATGATCAACTCATACAATTAAAACAGAGACATCCAGATCCAGGTTCTGCTAAACAATTATTTTTAGATGCTAAGGAGAAAGTAAATGAGGATGATATTGGATACAAAGATAAAGCGGTTGCTTTTTATATTATCAATAAGTGTTCTTTCTCTGGTCTCACTGAAAGTTCGTCCTTCTCACCACAGGCAAGTGATTCCAACTTCTCCATACGTGGTATCAACAATCTCAAAGACTATTCTAAGTTGATAAAGAATTGGAAGATTACTAATCTAGATTATGCTGAACTAGTAGAGGATTGTTTAGGAAGAATAGGGATGCTAACTTGTTCAGATAATACATTCATATATGTCGATCCACCATATCAAGTAAAAGATAATCTCTATGGTCATAAAGGTGCAATGCACAAAGGTTTTGACCACGGAAGATTTGCTGATATCATGGATGACACAATGGGCAATGTTATGGTATCATATAATAACCACCCAGATATCGTTCAAAGATTTGAAGAGTGGCATCAGTATGACTTTGCTCATACTTATACAATGAGATCTACAGGTACATACATGTCAGATCAAACAAAACGTCGTGAATTAATTTGTCTTAATTATGGAAAGTTTAGGAGTCAGGGTACTACGTAGTGGGTACTGTCAACTCTACAATACACGTAGAGGTCCTATGGGAACATTTGCTCCCAACGCTACTCAAGCAATTATCATGGGTGAAGAAGTCCATGTGCAAATGAAGAATGGAAGTACACAGATATATCGTATAAACAATAACAGAACAGGAGTTGTAGGACCTATCAGGACATTTTAATGGAACTAAAGGACTGGTTGAACTCTATCAATTTTACCAAAGATAACCTGATAGAAGATGATCCCGAAGCAATCAAATCTTATCCACCATATATTGTAAACAGATGTTTGTCTGGACATCTTGACACTATCCTGTTTGCAAATGAGATGAATATGTATAGTAACCTTGACAAGGATTTACAGTACTCTTTCTTGCTATATACTTTACGGAAACGAAAGCGTTTCTCACCTTGGTTGAAGAAAGAACAGATTGAAAATCTGGATCTAGTTAAAAAACACTATGGATATAGTAACGAGAAAGCGAGGATCGCAGTAAATCTTCTCACCAAAACCCAAATTGAACACATTCGTAACAAACATGAGATGGGAGGAAAACAATGACTGCGATCACAGAAGAAGTAAAATGGACTTCTGATAGTATGATAGAGGTAGGTTTGAAAGAACCTGATGACTTTCTCAAGGTAAGAGAAACACTGACGAGAATTGGAGTAGCATCCAGAAAAGAAAAGAAGTTATATCAATCATGTCATATACTACACAAACAAGGTAGATATTACATAGTTCACTTTAAAGAGTTGTTCGCACTGGATGGGAAGAAAGCGAACTTAAGTCTTAACGATGTACAACGTAGGAATCGTATAGTACAGTTGCTAGGTGATTGGGGTTTAGTATCAATCCACAGTAAGGAAAGTATTGCTGACGTAGCACCTTTAAGTCAGATCAAAGTTCTTGCCTATAAAGAAAAGCACGAATGGACTTTAGAAAGTAAATACAACATAGGAAAGAAGAAGGAGGAATAACCGAACCTCCTTTTTTATGTCTGCTGTTATAATTAGTAGTGTCGCCTTCGGGGACAAAATTAACACTCGCTATAATAGGAGAACTACTATGGAAATTCAAAGGTATACTGCTGCCGACTTACCAACACTGTTTGATAAGATAACAAAGAACAGCATAGGAATGGATAGTTATTTTGATTCATTCTGGAATACAACCCAGACTAACTACCCACCTTACAACCTAATCCACTTAAGTAATGAAGAATCAAGACTGGAAATCGCAATCGCTGGCTTCAAAAAAGATGACGTCAAAGTCTATACGGAGTATGGAAAGATATATGTCGAAGCAAGCAAAGAAAAATCAGAGGATGATGGAACGTATGTCCATCAAGGACTGGCACAACGTTCCTTCCAACGAGCATGGACGCTCTCCGACGATACGGAGGTTAGATCCGTCGAGTTTAATGATGGACTCCTCAGTGTATTACTAGGAAAAGTAATTCCTGATCATCACAAAAGAGTAGATTACATCTAACTACATAGGAGGTATTGACAAATGTTGATACCTCCTTTATAATATAAACAAAAGTATTTTTTAACATGGCAAAAGGTAAGAAAGAACCTATAAACGTAACTCCCCCTCCTGCTGCTTCTGAGTCATTGATAAAAGCAGAAAGAGTAAAGGTAGTAATTCTCAGCAATGGAGATAGTGTCATTGCTGATGTTCAAGAAGCAACTCATAAAGAAACTGGAGAAAGGCAAGCATTCATATTAAATTTTCCTTATAAAGTTGAGTATGATCAACCTAAACTTGATGGTACAGGTATCGTAACTGACCCAGAAGTCAAAGTACATTACTCACCATACTGCCCACTAACACCAGAAGTTCAGATACCAATTAATCACACAATGGTGTTGACTATCCTAGAACCAGTTCCAAGTCTTCGTGATACATACATCAAGAATGTACAGAAGATGGGTGGCAGTGTAGAATGAGTGTAAAACTTTTACTATTAAAGTCTGGTGAAGAAGTAATAACAGAAGCAAAAGAGATCGTGAATCCTGAGACTAAGGAACCCATGGGATATCATTTGCATAAACCCTTCAGATTAGATATTGTATCTAATGATGGAGGGATTGTATTTAATAATGAAAAGGGATATCAAATATCGTGGTTTCCATGGGCACCTCTAAGTAAAGATAAAGATTTCTTTCTTCCTGCAGGACATGTTATTACAGCATATGATCCATTAGATAGTATTTCTGAACAATATGTACAAGCAATACGAGAAGAAAACTATGAGGAGAACTTTAAACGTCACGAAGATATGATCGCTGGAGTTACAGATAATGATTTAGATATGGAAGAAGTTTTCAGACAAGCAGAAAAGGCACTGGAAGATGAGGAGACTTAACCTATATGATAATGATACTGTAATTCATACTTATATAACAGACCACAAATTTCAAGGTAGTAAACAGATAGAAATTGAAGGACCTGTTACAATAACAAAATGTCTAGTAGACTATCCTGCACGTGTAAATGGAAAGTTTGGCATCATAACATTTGATCAACCAATCAAAACTCCATTATATAATATGGATCTAGTTCCTCAACCATTTCCCATAGAAATAGGTAGGGGAACTTTTAAATTTAAACATCTTATGTTCAACGGTCCTAGTTACTTTAACATTACAGTTGACAAATACAAACCCAAGATGTATATTGGTAATCTAATTACTAAAAAATTCGTACCAGAATTAAAAACTATTGAACCTGTATACATGTACAGGAAAAAATATAATAATATTTGGAATGAAGAGGACTTATACAAATTAGAAAAATTATGCAAACAATGATAGTAATCCTTAAGAGTGGGGTACACCTCATATCTAAGGTAGAACAATTAGACGAAGAACCAAGTTGTCATTTGCAAGATCCTTATCTTATTAAGGATGATGGTACACTAGAACCATGGCCAAATTACACTGATGATGTGGACGTGTTGATTTATTCTGAGACACTTGCTACAATAGTAAATGCATCATCAGCGATGAAGGCAAAGTATAAGACGGTAACTAAATGAGTTTCTATACCAACGTACAACTGGTTGGGGATAATTTACTTTACCTTGGGTACGAGGATGGACAACGTATTCAACGTAAGTTTAAATTTTCTCCAACTCTTTTTGTCGTCACTGATAAACAAACTAAACAAAAAACTCTTGATGGTAGGTATGCTAAACCTATCAAGTTTGGTTCCATAAAAGAAGCAAAAGGATTCATCGAACAATACAAAGAAGTACAAAACTTCGAGGTACATGGTTATGACAGATATCTCTATCAATTCATCTCGGAAGAGTTTCCGAAAGAAATTGATTACGAATTTAAAAATCTTAAAACTACATCTCTTGATATCGAGGTGGCATGTGAGAATGGCTTTCCTAACGTGCAGGAATGCTCGCAACCTCTTCTTAGCATTACAGTACAGGACTATCTCAGTCGTAAGATCAAAGTATGGGGTACCAAACCGTATACAAATAATAGAGATGACGTTGAGTATGTATTGTGTGACGATGAAGAACATCTTCTCCGTTGTTTTCTTGACTATTGGACTACTAATTTCCCAGATATTCTCACGGGGTGGAACGTAGAACTATATGATATCCCGTACATATGTGGACGTCTAGAGAGATTGTTTGGTGAGAAAGAAATGAAACAGATATCCCCATGGGGTATTGTTTACAGGGAAGACCTAGAGATAAAAGGTCGTCAACAAATTCTCTATAATATTTTTGGGATCAATGTGGTTGACTACATGGATCTCTATAAAAAATTTACATATACAAATCAAGAATCATATCGTCTAGATCATATTGCATTTGTAGAACTAGGTCAAAAGAAAGTTGATCACAGTGAGTTTGAAAACTTCAAACAATTCTATACTAATGACTGGCAGAAATTTATTGACTACAACATCGTTGACGTGGAACTTGTCATACGCCTAGAAGAAAAGATGAAGTTGCTAGAACTTGCTGTTGCTCTAGCATATGATGCTAAAGTTAATATCAGGGATGTATACTATCAAGTAAGAATGTGGGATACTATCATATACAATTTTCTTAAGGAAAAGAATGTAGTAGTTCCTCCTGCAAAACGTTCACACAAAGATGAAAAGTATGAAGGTGCGTATGTTAAAGAACCGAAACCAGGACGCTATGATTGGGTGGTTAGTTTTGACCTCAACAGTCTGTACCCTCATCTTATTATGCAGTATAATATTTCCCCAGAAACCCTCGTTGAAAAACGACACCCATCAGCAACTGTTAATAAGATATTATCTCAAAAAATAGATATCCCAAAAGAATATGCTGTGTGTGCTAATGGTGCTATGTATCGTAAAGACATACATGGATTTTTACCTGAGATTATGCAGAAGATATACGATGAACGTGTGCAATCTAAACAACTTATGCTCGTAGCAAAACAAGCGTATGAAAAAACTCCAACCAAAGATCTAGAAAAGAAGATAAGTAAATATAACAACATACAAATGGCACGTAAGATTCAATTGAATAGTGCTTATGGTGCTATTGGTAATCAATACTTTAGATATTATAATCTAAAGAATGCTGAAGCTATTACAATGTCAGGTCAAGTTTCTATTCGTTGGATAGAACATGAAATGAACCTGTATCTAAACAAAATATTGAAAACGGAGAAAGAAGATTATGTTATTGCTAGTGACACTGATAGTATCTACCTTAATCTGGGTCCTTTGGTTGAAGGTGTATACAAGGGCAGAGAGAAAACTGATAAAAGCGTTGTCTCATTCCTTGATAAGATCTGTTCGCTGGAACTTGAAAAACATATTTCGCGTTCTTACAAAGCGTTGGCAGCATACGTCAATGCCTACGACCAGAAAATGATAATGAAGCGAGAGAATATCGCTTCTACTGGTATCTGGACTGCTAAGAAAAGATATATGCTCAATGTGTGGGATTCTGAGGGTGTAAGATATGATGAACCCAAGTTAAAAATGATGGGCATCGAAGCAGTTAAGTCTTCTACTCCTGCACCATGTCGTACTGCAATTAAAAATGCTATACAAGTGATGATGAATGGTACAGAAGACGATCTTTTATCTTACATAGATACTTTCAAATCTGAATTCAATTCGTTACCACCAGAAGACATTGCATTTCCGAGGTCAGTAAATGGACTACGTAAATTCAAGGCGTCAGGAACCGTGTATTCAAAGGGGTGCCCTTTACATGTTCGTGGAACTCTGCTATACAATTTTTACATCGCAAAAAACAAACTTGAATATAAGTATCCACTTGTCCAAGAAGGAGAGAAGATAAAGTATGCATATCTCCTGCGTCCAAACCCACTAGGAAATGAGAATGTAATCTCATTCCTCAACACTTTCCCCAGAGAACTTGATCTCGCAGAGAGTATAGATCGTGATGCTCAGTTTAAGAAAAGCTTCTTAGACCCTTTACGAATCATCTCTGATGTGATAGGATGGGATATAGAAAGAGTCCCTAATTTAGAATTTTTATTTGCATGACTTCATCATTTTTAAAAAATATTGTCAAAGAGATTGACAATGAATACGCTGGACTTCTATCAGAAGGAGGAGTTGGAGATATAAACTCATTTGTAGACACAGGATCATATATCTTTAACGCATTAGTAAGTGGATCTATTTACAAAGGAGTTCCCAGTAATAAAATTACTGCAATCGCAGGAGAGAGTGGTACAGGTAAAACATTTTTTGCTATGGGTGTTGTGCAAAATTATCTTGCAGAAAATCCTGATGCTGGTGTAGTTTATTTTGAATCAGAAGCTGCTATCACAAAAGATATGATAGAAGAACGTGGCATAGATGGTTCACGTATGATTTTAATACCAGTTACTACAGTACAAGAATTTAGAACCACCGCTATACAAATCTTAGATAAATATCTTCAACAGAAGACAGAAGATCGCAAACCTATGATGTTTGTGTTAGACTCTCTGGGAATGTTATCAACATCTAAAGAACTAGCAGACAGTGCCGAGGGTAAAGATACTCGTGACATGACTAGAGCACAAGTTGTTAAGGCAATCTTTCGTATCCTCACTCTAAAATTAGGCAAAGCTAATGTCCCCCTACTTGTTACAAATCACACATACGATGTCGTCGGTGCCTATATTCCAACTAAAGAAATGGGTGGAGGTAGTGGACTTAAATACGCTGCAAGTACAATTATATACTTATCGAAGAAGAAAGAGAAAGATGGAAAGGAAGTTATTGGAAACATTATCAAAGCAAAGGCTGCTAAGTCGCGTCTAACTAAAGAGAATTC